AAAGAATTTTAATAAACCATAATCAGTTGTATCGCTCTCATTTTCTAAGCTATGATGTATTATAAACCCATTATTATCAAATCCTCCGCTTGCAGAACCACTAATCCATAGTTTCGTTATATCCGTAACATCCATTCTAATATCAGCTTCTTCATAACTGAATGATTGTGATGCTTGTGAAGCAGTGTACCAAGTTCCACCTTCTGCATTTGCTGAACCAGTTGTTCCTACATTAAATACTGCAGTTCCTGCTATTGTATTATCTTGCCAACTATTAACACCATTTCTATATTTCCAACTTACACCATCAGATGTTATGTTATCAAACTTTGTACCAGTTCCCATAGACCAGCTTTGAGAAACTGCGTTAGCATATATCGTATATTCCAAAGGAATTTCTTCGGCTTGTACAGATTTTAAATTTAAATATGCTTTCCAATTGCTAGCCGTTACATTCAGATTTACTTCATTTAAAGTAGATACAATCTGACTTATTGGAAATTTAATTAGAGTTCGGCAAACTTCTTTACTATCACCATAGTATAATTTACCAACCTCCAATACTTCATCTCTACCCGCATTTTGGTCGGGTTGTTGAAGATATACACTTGCATCAAAAGATGCTGTAAAAAATCTAATCATTATAATGCCCTACCTTTTATGTCTTTATTTAAATATTTAACTTCAAATACACACGGGTCTAAAGATGGATAAACTATTTTACCTTTAGTAGCCTCATCTATATTATATTTGTTTGGTGAATAGTTACCATCTCCTCCACATAAATTATAAACTTTAACCGATGGAACACTCATTACACCTTCTACATTTGCTAATATTAATTCAATTTCTGAAATGTTTATTGGTTTATTAAATGTCCATTTATCTATTTCAAAATATGATTGTAATTCAGTTAAGCAGTTTGCAACCACTTCTCTCTTATTATAATTTGAATAACAAATTACTTCAAAATCCAAGCCTACGTTTACTATGAATCCATCAATAATATTAACTGCATCAGTTAACATTCTATATTCACCTAAATAGGTTTTTAGATTTTGTTTAACTGCCTGATTTAATTGAGTTAAGTTTTTATTTTCATCGTATCCCAAAACGTACATATTAATAGCAAATGGATTATTTACTTCTGCTATTGCTGTTTTCTTTTGAGAAAGATATTTAACTAATTCTTTTTGAATTTCGCTTGTAGATTTATCTTTCATACTTTCTACAACACCAACAAATTCTGCTATATTTTTTGGAGATGCAAGAATTGATGATGGTGAGTTGTTATCGATTTCACCATCAGGCGAAACATAAACTTTTGCAACACTACCATATCTTTCTGGTAAAGATAATGCTCTAACTACATAATCCTCTTTTGTTACTGCTCTATTTTGAGAACCAAACATTGCCAATGCGTTTTGTCTAACTTCTTCAATGGATTCAGCTCCTCTACCACCAACCGCAGGTTCATCGTTATTAACTGCTATCGATTCTTTCATAAATGAATATAAATTTCGGTCGGCATCTGTTGCGAATGATACTAAATCTTCTTCATATTCTATTTTAGTTATTCTATTTAATTCGTTTGAATTTATGTTAGAGGAAACTCCGCCGCCAACTAAATATTTAACAGTTAAAGTTGTATTTGTGGGTACTACTCCAAATGTATTTGTTTTTAAAAAATTTGATGGGTCTATTCCTTGGTTTAACCTATTAACAGAATTAGCTAATCCCAATCCTACATTTTTTGTATTTGGAAGAATTATTTCATCTGCCATACTGGTATCACCGCTTCCAAATTGTAAATCTAATGTATTATCTGAATTTACTTTTACAGCGAATCTATATGGAACTTTTTGTATTTCTAAAATATATGGAACTACCGATGCTGAAGAACTTAGTTCTCCACCATTTGATTCCGTATTCGCTCTCTCAATAAAAACACTTTCTTGTGCTAAATATGGAACTTCATACCATTTTACGCTTCCATTATTGGATGTTACAGATGATATGGCAATTATATTATCATCGGTTATTGTTACTTTTGGATATTCTTGATATGTTGTAAATGCAAATGATTGTTCTTTTTCAGTAGCAGATATTGCTTTTACTTTCTTAGTTAATAGGTAGAATGTTGGTTCACCTGTAATTTGATTTCTTTCTTGTACATCAACTTCTCTATCAGTTTTTAAAGAAAAATCAATCACATCGGTTGTTCTAAAAATAATATTAGAATCAGTATTAGAAGATATTTCCATACCTTCTTTTATTCTAAGGCAATATGATTCATCTGGTACATTTGAACTACCACTACCAATGGATGGAACTTGCTGATACACAGTCAATGTTGTTACTGCCGGTGTTGATATTTTTGGTTTATATCCCATTGTTTGAGCCAATGCAACAACGTTCTTTCTTTCAGAAGCATGTGCTAACATTGATTCCTTTAATTGTGTATCCTGATAGAAAGCCAATACATCACCGATAGCTGCCGCTTGTTCGATGAATACCATACCCGGAGATGCTTCGTTGAAATCCGAATAGGTATTTGGGAAATACGTTTTGGTATATTCGATAAGGTTTTCTTTTAATGTAGCAAAATCTTTACCAACATAATTTATGTTTCTATTACTACCGAAATTCTTATCTTTTGGTTTTATCGCCATTCTCTAATTATTTTATGTCTATTATTACTGATGCTCCTACGTTACTATTTGATTTTAATGAAAATTGTATTTCCAATTGTATTTTATTGGTATCTATATCATTATCATCATAATCAAACAAAATAGTATCTATGTTTAAATATGGTAACCACGTATTTACTGCATCTAATATAGAATTTTCAATCTTAGATTCGATATCTCCCTCTATAATTGGTTCGAATATTATTTTCCAAATATCACATCCAAATTCGGGTTGCATTAATCTTTCACCTTTTTTGGTTAGGATTAAGTTTTGTAAATTACTTTTTGCTTGATTAATAGATGTAAAGTTTACAGCAAACGCACCATTTGAATTCGATGTTTCGTTTATAGAAACTCCGAGAACTTTATAATCGTTTTCTTTTATATCCGTTACATTATATTTACCAAGCTCTATTGCCATTATTAAAATCTTTTAACTAATTCCGAATAATCTCTCGTTAACGCTTTTGCTAAAACATCCACACCGGCATTATCCGTAGATGGAAGTTGGTGTGATGGCATATTTGCGTTTGAGTAACTCAATGTTTCCCAATCTTCTTCCATACTTCTTTCCGGTTGAATAGCATCTAAGATACTACCGCCTACCATTCCGTTACACATTCCTTCTGCTCTATGAGCGGATGTAAATGGTTGTGTCATATTTAACACTTCATTTAACATTGGATTCTTTGTAAATTCTTTTTGTGGTTTTTGTGTTGGTGTAACCTTTCTACTATTTTGTAAAGCTTGATTTGCTTTTTCAAATGGGTCAACTGCGATTGCTTCCTTTAAAGAAGGTGTTGTTGGCTTTGGCTTAGAACTATTTAATGTAATAGCACCGCTTTTAACAAGTCTAACAATTTCTTCTTTAACTTGCTGCTTTACCTCATTTTTAACAACCTCTTTAATGAGACCCAATAATACATCTGATTTTGACATAATAGATACTTTTTTAATAAATATTGAAATAGAAAATTTAATTTAATCCGGCACTTTATATCCACTCCATTGTACAACGCCTGGCGCAGGTGGTGCTGGAGGTGGGTATTGTGCTAATACTGAATATATTCCCGATACAGTCATCAAATGTAGTTTTGCTGAACGTATGAATGCATCTAAAAATTGTTCGGGATTATTGTTTGGTGGAACTTTGGTAGCAGTCCAACTTCCCGGTTTTAATACAACTCCCATAGTAGTTGCTATATTTTTTATAGAACCTGGAGCCGGTATCTTTGGTGGGGGTAATGGTGACATTTTTCCTCCAACCCAATATATGATAACAGCCGGGCCGACAACCTCTAAGAATGTAAGTACTTTTGCTTTTTGTGTTTGCTCTAAAAATTGAATGATTGCTTCTTGCATTAAAACGGGGTTTCCTTTCAATAGTGGTACACCATTTATTGGGTCTTTGCCTGATTTAATTGCTATATCATATGCAAACGTAAATGCTTTTGCAAAATCACTAATACTCTGATAAGAGTTGTTTTGCATTTGTGGTAATAATGTCGATTTGAATGTTTTCCAAGACATTATGATTTACTTAAAAAGTTTTTAGCAGATAGTAGCGTTTTTAACTTCGATTTGATTGAAGTAAATTGTGCTACGTTTGTTGGTCCAACCGATGATGGGCCGGCAGGTGTTAAATATTGTTGCTTTGTTATAGCATCTATTAACTCACCCATTATTTTAACTAACTCACCACCTAATACCATTTTTTGTACGGATGCACCTGCATCTCCTTCGCCTGTGTTCTTACCCAAATATACTTTACCATTATCTGAATTTAAAAATATTTGATTAGAACCTTCGGTATGGATGGTTATGTTTTTCTTATTGTGAAAGTATATTTCTTTTTCAGCATCAATTGAAAAGTTACCATCGGTTATTATGCCAGTATTACCTTTACCAAACATAATAAATTCTTTTGCTTTAGCAGATAAAACTATTCTATCTGAATTTACAAATAATTGGTCTCCTTTAAAATCGGATGAAGATGGATATTCTTTAAATCCTTTCTTTTCTTTTTTTATTTCTTCTTTAAATGGAACTTTTACTTTATTAGATACAATGTATATTGATGTGCCATCTTTGTTAATATCTTCTTCTACTAACTCACCAATCTTTTTATCATCAAACTCTGGGTTTTGTTTATTACGAATGAATATAGATGGAGATGATGTTTTACCATCTTCAGTTAGATGAAACTCACTAAAACGAATTGTGTTACCAACTCTACCACTTATAATGGTATCGCCTTCTTTCGGATTTAAAAATTTAATTTTTTCGTTTATCTTATATTTTTTAGAATCTGATTTGGTTTGTGTTGGTTTTTGATTTGGCGTTCCGGTTGCTTTTGTTTCTTGGTAATTTTTATTTTTAGATTCGGTTGTATTTTTTGATATCTCTTTTTCTTTACCAACTTGAGATGTTTTATAATCCTCTCTGTAGTTTGGGTAGTGAGTATTGGAGTAAGGAAGCCAATAATAATCTCTACCAATTTCAATTATCAAAACAGTCTCACCCAATATTGGATAAGTCATATTATTTTTATCAAATGGAAATGCGTATCCTTCATTAACAATAGCAGATTCTCTTGCAAATTCGATAGCACCTAAAAAACGAATATCATTAGAATCAAAGTTTTTATTATCATTATATATTTTTATATAATCGTTTTCTTTATCTAATTCTTTATCCGATTTAAGATATACTTTGGTTACTACCGCTAAATATGAGTGTATAACGGATGATGTACCACCTTCGTTGTTTGATGTTGGTTCGTTTGCCATTTTTATATTTTAGATTTTAATTCATCTAATTCTAATTTGATATCATCCAACTTTTCCTCATTTTTCTTTTCTACTTCATTGATGGTTTCTTCCATATCTTGTAGTAGTTGAGCTTTTTCGTTTTCACTTAACCAACCATCTTCACCAATGCCTTTAGCTTCAGCTGCTGCTAATCTTTGTGCAATTGTTGCCAATTTAATTAAATGGTCATCGTTTTTAACCGATACCTCAATAAGGTCTTTTATAATTGGAGCAATAACAGTTGCTTCACCAACGTTTTTAATTAATTTACGAAGTGATTCAATCAAATCGGAAATGTTTTTCTTTTTGTTTTGTTGGTTTTCGTATATATCCTTAAACAATGATGATAGGTTTTTCCCATCAAACAATTGAAATTCTGCTGCCATAATTCGTTTTTATCTACTAATAATTATTTACTTATCAAATAATTACCCAATACCAAATAATCCATATCGGAATTTAGGAATGTCCAAATAGCTTTTTGTGGGTCATTAGTCATTGTGTGTCCTCTTAAATTAAAGGATGTATTTAATAATATTGGTGTACCACTAACTTTCTTAAATTCTTTTAATAATGTGTGATATAGTTTGTTTTGTTTTTTAGTAACAGTGTGTATTCTAGCTGAACCATCAACGTGAGTTACTGATGGAATAGATTTATAGTTAGTTACTTTAACTACTTGATTCATATATGGAACTTCTCCTTCCGATGTAAAATATTTTGCATATTCCTCTACCACAACGGATGGTGCAAAAGGTCTAAACAATTCTCTCTTTTTTACAACTCTATTTATCCTATCTCTAACATCTGGCAAATGTGGATTAGCCAATATAGAACGATTACCCAATGCTCTTGCACCAAATTCAGTTCTACCTTGAAACCAACCAACTACTTCTCCATCATTTATAAGTTTTGCAACCTTTTGACACAACATCTTTGTATCATCGTAAAAAACTGCGTTATGCGTAACTTCTTCTTTCAGTAAAATATTTGTTAATTGTTGATTACTCCACTCTGGTCCTAAGTATGGAGATTGGTTATCGCCACCATTTACTTTTGGATTACCCAATGTATTATGCCAATGATATAAACAAGCACCAATCGCAGAACCTGCATCCGATGGTGCAAATGGAATCCATAAATTACCAACGGGTGCATGCTTTTGTATTTTTCCATTAGCAGTACCATTATATGCAGAACCTCCACCTAATACTAAATTGGATGTGTTGGATTGTTGCATACAATTGTTTGTAAAGTAATAAAAACAACTCTCATACCATTTTTGTAATGCGGCAGCTAAATCCATATGATGTTGTTCTATTTTGGATTCAGGTTCGCG